CTTCTGCCTGCTGCGCCTTGATCTGCTCGTCCGACGGCACGACATCGTCGCCGTCGAGGCCGATGCCGGTCGACACCGCGCGCAGCACCTTGGCGCGCCCAGCCGGACCGATGATCTGCAGGTCGATGGGGTTCTGGGTGATCTGCAGGAACTCCAGCTGGCGCTGGCGCAGGGTCTCGCGTTGCACCGCCACCACCACGCCTTTGGGCTGGACCTCCTCCTCGCCGGTCAGCAACCCGGTGCGGTCGGTCAGCAGGATCAGGTCGAGCAGCTCGCGCAGCAATGGCGTCATCACCTCGCGGTCGACGTTCGCACAGACTGTTTGTAGGATTTTGCTGGCGTTGCCCATGAGCATTGCCAGTCCACTAGCGGTGCGACCTGCGCCGCCGCCCGGAGAGTTTCCAGATAGGTATCGTGGTATGGCAGAAACGTCGTCGGCGAGACCGTAGAAGGCGTTGAAGACGCCGAGCAGTTCTTGCGCGTTGCTCTGTGGCTGGAAGAAGTCGATGGCCTTCTCGGTCGAGCCCGAGACGGCCGGGTTGGTGACGTGCCAGCGCTTCCACGGGAACAGCTCCTCGCCATTCTCCTGCCCAGCCAGCCGGTCATCGTTGACCACCACCTGCGGACCCGAGCTGATGCTGAGATTGTTGACGATGGAGCGCAGGCAAGCATTGGTCACCTCCTGCAGGTCCGACAGGATGTCGGGAATGCCGTTGCCCAGCACGGCGCTGGGCACCTTCTCGAAGCTGGTGATGTAGAACGGATGGCGCTGGCGCGGGCTGGGCGAGAGCTGGACCTTGATCAGGTACTGGCCGACCAGCCACGCCTGTATGGCGTAGTCGCGCAGTTCGTCGGGTATCTGCTGCGACGTGAAGCCGTACTCCAGCAGCATGCGGCCCTGCACGTTGCCATGGAACTCCAAGGTCGTGATCAGGTTGGTGAGGTTGTAGACCGGGTTCTCGCGGCTTTCGAGGATGGCGCGGGTCGCGTCGGTGCTGTCCCAGTTCTCGGTCAGGCCCTGCGTGCCGTAGTTCTGCAGCACCATCCTGATGTTGTCGGAATTGTAGCCCGGCATGCCGATCAGGTCGTTGAGGTCGGTGCGCGTGATCCTGATGCGATGGATCATCTGCGCGTCCTCGATGGCGCTGACGCCGGGCGACCACCACAGGTCGAACATGCTGGGCGCTTCCCACCACAGGCGTGGCTTGCGCACCTTGTTGGGCACGTTGCCGCTCCACTGCACGTCCATCACCATGCGCACCGTCGGCCCCTTCAGGCAGGCCGCCGGGAAGATCGTCAGCATGGTCAGGAACTCGGCCAGCGCGTTGTAGAAATTGCCCTCGACCAGTATCTGGTCGATCTTGTCCTCGGTGATCGTCACTTCCTCGCGGGCATGGGCCTTGGCAGCGTCGCGCGCCGCCTCCATGAGCTGGAACACGCGTTGCCGCACCGTGTCGGCGTCGGGCATCTGGCCCGGCTTGGCGGGCTGCGGAGGTGCCCCCGTCATGGGGTCGGCCACCACGGCGGGCGCGCCCTGCATCTCGCTGCGCACCTCGCCCTCGACCAGCTGGCTGATCGAGTGGATGACGTTCAGCGGTATGGGGGGATCGGAGGGCGGGCTCAGCCCCCATGGTCTCTCGGCTCCGAGGTACACATCGCGCAGGAGGGAACTGGCTCCCCGGCATTTGGCTGCAATGAGCCGGGCGTACACCTCGGAGCCGCCAAACTTGCGGATTTCGCTGAGCTTGGTCGGATCGTACTGGCCGTTGTAGGCGCGCAGCGCCGCGAGCAGCCGGTCGGACCAGCCGTTCACCGTGTTGCGATGCCGCACCATCATGTCCCACTGCTGCCTGATGTAGCCCGCAAGGCCCTGATACTGCATCGTGGGAACCAGCGACTGCTGCTGGTTCTGGCGGGCTCGCGCCTCGGCGGCGTCGATCTCGGCATTGCTCATCGTGCGGATGAGCGACTGCCTCGGATTGAACTGGATCACGCCGTCAGCCATGGGAGCCCCGCATGCAGAAACGCCACAAACTCAAGGGCCAGCGCTTCGGACGGCTGGTCGCCGTCATGGAGCAGGGAGCTAACAAGCGAGGTGCCCGCATCTGGCTGTGCCGCTGTGACTGCCACAGATGGGCGCGGATACTAGCGGTGTCCTTGGTCAACGGCAATACCAGATCGTGTGGCTGCTTGCGACGCGAACAAAACAGGGTTAGAGCGGCTCACATGCGACAGGCGAGGTGGCCCTCATGTCAGAGCTTACCGTCAGCGGTAAAATCACCGACACGCTGATTTCCCAGCTGGCCCGCGAGCTGGCCCGCAACATCTATCCCGAAGGCAACATCCGCGAGCAGTTCAAACTCACCATCGAGGAGTTCGACGAAGTCCTCGAAACGCCGTTCTTCCAGACCCGGCTGGCCGAGGAGATCGCGCTGTGGAACGACCCGGCCAGCGCCGAGGTGCGCATCAAGCACAAGTCGGCGACCATGATCGAGCAGATGATGCCCGAGTTCTACGCCCTCGTGCACGACCGCACCCAGCCGATGGCGGCCAAGGTTCAGGCGCTGCGCGAGTTCGTGCGCATGGCCGGGATCGAGAACAACCCCAACATCACGGGCGGCAGCGACGGCGACCGCAAGGTCAAGATCACCATCAACATCGACGGCAAGGCCCTGACCTACGAGAAGGAACAGGCTAAAATCGTCGATGCCGAAGTGGTTCGGCTGAGCGAAGGAGGGACTGATGGAGAACGTCAAGCGCGCTGAGAAGATCGCCACATCGCACAACCCCAAGGGACGGCGGATCAGCCTCGACAAGGTGATAGGCTCGATTGCCGAGACCTACTACCTCAACGCAGGCGACGCCCTGCACAAGACCGGAGCGATCAAGGCCCCGACCGACAAGTTGCCGGTTGGCCTGCTGACAATCTGCATCTGCGTCCTGCACAACGGCTGGTCGGTGGTCGGCAAGTCAGCCCCGGCAGCAGCCGAGAACTTCGACCCCGAGGTCGGCAAGAAGCTCGCCCACGAGGACTGCATCCGGCAAATCTGGCCCCTACTGGGCTTCAGCCTGCGACAGGAACTGTACGAGCTGAGCACGCCCAATGATCGCCCTCAATAGACGGTTCTTCTGCTTCGGCGCGGCGGCGGTGCTCATCCCGCCGCCGATCCGCACTTACCACGTCATGCCCAAGTGGCTCGACGTGCCCAGCCCGGTACACGGCGCGACGCTGAGCCTCGACGACATGGTGCGGATCATGAACATGCTCGACAGCATGGACGTGCCGGAGCCACGTTTCATCGTCGCCAATGCCGACCGGCTGCGCATGGTCCTTACCGTCGACGGTAACTGATGGAACTCAACTACACCGCTCCGAAGACCGTCGGGGCGTTCATGCTCTCCAACAGCTTCATCCGCGCCCTTCTCGGACCTGTAGGTTCGGGCAAGACCACCGGCTGCATCTTCGAGTTGCTGCGCCGGGCCTGCGAGCAAGAGGCAGGCGAGGACGGCATCCGGCGCACGAGGTTTGGCCTCTGCCGCCAGACGCTGAGCCAGCTCAAGCAGACCGTGCTGCGCGACATCGTCTACTGGTACAACGACATCGCCCACTGGAAGGTCTCCGACAACACGGTCTATTTCCACTTCCTCGATGTCTACTCGGAGTGGCTGCTGCTGCCATTGGAGACGCCCGAGGACCAGCGCCGCATCCTGTCGATGAACCTCACCGGGGCGTGGCTTTCGGAGGGCATCGAGATCGACTTCGACCTGATCGGCCCCATCGCCGGTCGCTGCGGGCGCTTCCCGACCGGCAAGGACGGCGCGCCGACATGGCACGGGCTGCTGATCGACAGCAACATGCCGACCGAGGGCACGCCGTGGCACAAGGCGATCAGCGACCCCGACATCGACTGGCAGGTCTTCATCCAGCCCGGCGGACGCGAGCAGGAAGCCGAGAACCTCGCCTACCTGCTGCAGACCCCCGACACCATCAAGCTGCCGCTCGACCACCCGGAACGCATCGCGCGCGGCAGGCTGTACTACGACCGGCTGAGCCGCACCCGCAACACCAACTGGGTGCGGCGCTACGTCGACGCCCAGTTCGGCCCCGACCCGACCGGCTCGGCGGTGTTCGGCGGCTCGTTCCGCACCAGCTTCCACTGCGTGCCCACGCTGGAGCCGATCCGGGGCAAGCCGATCATCATAGGCCAAGACCTCGGCCGCGACCCGTGGAGCGTGCTGACCCAGACCGACCACATGGGGCGGCTGCTGGTGCTGGAGGAGGTCGAGGCACTGGACATCGGCCTGCGCCAGCACCTGCGCCAGAGCCTGCGGCCTGTCCTGACCAAGCCCGCCTATCAGGGCCTGCCGGTGGTGATCGTCTACGACCCCTCGGGAGCGGCCAAGAGCCAGTACGAGGAGGTCAACGCGCAGGATGTCTGCCGCTCGGAAGGCTTCGCCTCGATGGGCGCGGGCTCCAACGATCTGGACACGCGCTTTCAGGCGGTCGAATACTGGCTGCTGCAGCAGCGCATGGGCATGGGAGCCCTGCTGATAGACCGCGAGAAGTGCCCCAAGCTGGTCGAGGGGATGGCCGGGATGTACCGCTACGCCCGGACTACGCTGGATGTCTCCAAGCCGCAGCCCGACAAGAACCCGTGGTCCCACGTCTGCGAGGCGCTGCAGTACGCCAGCATGGCCACCCAAGGCGGGACCGCCGTGGCCATCGCCCGGAAGCTGGCCGGGCGACGGCCCAGAGCGCCGATGGGCAGCAGAGGCTGGACGTAGGGGCGAACGAACATCACAGCCCAAGCAGCCGTTAGGCCGGAGGGGTGACCAGCCCCTTCATCTCGTCCTGAAACTTCTCCGGGGTGTGCGACAGGAAGTAGTTGACATAGGCGAGCGCCGCCGCCTCCTTCAGCTCATCGTGCAGCTTCTGGACCTCCTCCTTCTCGGCGTCGCTCAGCTCGGGTGGATGCTCGGACGGTTCAAGTGCCAGCGCCACGGGATCGGGCTTCTCGGTCGTGGGAGCAGTGGTCGTGTCAGTCATGATAGGCTCCTTGGTTAGAGCGGGTGCATCATTGAAGGAAAAGCATCAGCCGCGCAAGCTCGACCTGCGGGATCATCAGCCGGTTGTCGCCTTTCTGCGGATTGACCCGGTAGACGCCGTTGATGACGAAGCGCTCCAGCCAGTCTTTGCGCTGGACGATGATGCGCATCGTGCCGTCCTTGACGAACTGCTCGACCTTGACTTCGCCGATATTGGCATACAGTTCGGGGTCCAGCTCCTCCTTGAGCCGCGCCTTGGCCCACATGCCGTAGGTTGTGTGCTGAAGATCGAAACTGCTGGCAGGGGTATCGTTCACCAGCGCCGACCTCAACGCCGCTTCCCGGCCAGCGCCTCGCTGACCCGCCCGGCGTTGACGCCGTGGGCGCTGCCGATCTCGTGCTGCGAGGCGTCGGGATGGCTGATGGCGTAGCGCCGCATGCTGGCGCGGATCGCCGGAGTGACCGGCTGGGATTTCACCGAAGTGGTGCGCACGGCGGGCCGCCGCCACATGTGACGGACGACCCGGCGGATGGCCCGTGCCTCGGCTTTCTGGCCCCCGGCATGGAGCTGGCGCGCCAGCAGCATGAGCAGGTCGCGGCACTCGGGAATGGTGAGCCATCGGCGAGGTACCCGGAAGGGGCTCAATTTTTCTTCTCGTCGCGCCGGTCGGTGACCTGCGTCGCGGGCTGCAGCAAGGGGCTGACCTGCTTGGCGAGGTCGTCCTCGGTCTCCCCGGTGATGATGACGATGTCGGCGTCGATGCCGATCTCGGCTCCGAAGACATGCAACGGATGGCCCTTGGCCATCTGGCTGAGATTGCCCCTGCTCAGGCCCAGCAGCACGAACGGCTTGCCGGTCTTGCCGTGGGTGCCGGTCAGCTTGATCACATGGTCCTCCCTTGGGCCGAAACAGCGGTCACACCGGGTACTGGTGCCAACGAATACATGGCTGATCATGAGGGCTTCTTGCCAAAGTTCTCGGCGACGTAGCGCTCGTCCTCCAGCCTGAGCCGGGTCTGCAGCAGGGCGGGGATCAGCAGGTCGAGGAACTCCTTGAGCGAAGCAATGCTCTCGCCCTCGGCGCAGCTCACTGCCGTATTGGTATCGTCCCACTGGCCATGCCAGCCCTTGGGCCGGGGCGTGTAGCAGGCCGAGATGACGATCTTCACTTCGGGACGCTTGTCGAGAAGCTGCTGGCCGTGCTCCCACGCATCCTCGGCCAGCTTGCCGCGCTTGTGGTGCAGGGTGTCCTTACCGTCGCCGGTAAGGACTTCCTCGGCCTGCGGCCCGACCATGATGATGGTGCCCTTTTTCCTCATGGTGCGAACACCGCGTCGACGCCACTGCCAATCGTCAGGTACTTGGGATCGTACCGGCCGCGCAGGGTCAGGCGCTGGCCGTTGCCGGAAAAGCTGCCAAACATCGGATCGCCGCCACCATAGCCAGCCATGGTACAATCCTCGACGACCCACGGGTTCGCGAGATAGCCGAT